CCAAAAAATGGGATTTGCTCGTGGAGTATGTTTAACTGGTGAGGAAAATCCAGAACTCACAACTTTTTATTCTGGTGGTATTATTTTAATGACGCCATCAAATGATGAAATTATATCTGCATATACAAAGATGACATCTGGAATTATTATATAAAGTACTTGACAAACCAGTAGCTGATATGGTATAAATATAGATACAATTTGTTGATGCAAGTTGAGAGCTGATCTGGACGGGGGTGCAAATCCCCCCAGCTCCACCACAAATACATTGGAGAATAAAATGGATTGGATTACAGCAGACCTTATAGATGCAATAAATGAAACATCTTGGTTTGATGGTATTGGAACAATACTTATTTTACTTGCCACTTATGCAGCATATAAGTGGATTAAGAAAAATGTCTAGTGTGTTTGTGATGGGGCTGAATAGGTTCGACAGGCAGAGGTAAATGAGTGGAGAATTGTCGGGTGATTCCGTTATCGGTCAAAACTATAACTGCAAACGATAACTTTGCATTTGAGGATTATGCGCTAGCCGCATAATTGCTCGGGGTTTCGGTGGGTTTCCTAGCAACAGAATACCCACCACTTTTATAATGACTATAGGAAATAATAATGGCGTTTACGACATCAAAAACATTTACAGTTGCAATAGAAAATATTGCTAAGGATTTAAATCTTACACACATGGATGCAATTCTTTATTACTGTGATAAAGAAGGTATTGAACCTGATTCAGTTGGTTCTCTCGTTTCTAAAGGACTGAAAGAAAAAATTGAAGCAAATGCTAGAGACTTAAACTTTTTACCCAAAAGAGCTCAACTACCGATATAAAGAGAAGGCTTCAATGGAAGCAATTGATACCTATTTAATGTACTGTGCAATGAAAGCACACTTCGGCAAAACTGATTATGACTTTGTTACATATCATGGCAAAACTCGTATCAAACGAGATTCTTTCTACAAGAGAAAGGATAGAGGTTTCTTTGTCAAAATTTCAAGAAAATATAAAACACAAGAAAACATAAAGAATTACTTTGTCTCTAATTTTATTAAAGACGGCAAAGGTTATGTGTCTAATTTTAACGATGAAAACTATGAGGAATGGAAAGATAAAAGAGCCAATTTTTACAATCAATTTACACTAGAGATTAAGCCTTTAGTTAAAAACTTTAATCCCCTTTTTAATATTGAGAGTGACGAACACCCCATATTATTAAAGGAATATCTTGGAAAGAGAGTGTCATTAGAAACTCTTATTGTACTTGATGAACTGGTTGAGTTTAGTAAAACGTGGAACAAAAAATTATCTGAGGACTATATATGGCAAGACATTAAAAAGCTTATGAATAATTACAAAAGGTTCTTGACTTTGGACAAAAAAAAGTATAGAATGGTATTATTAAATCTAATAGAAGGAGTTTAACTAAAATGGATTTAGGTGAAATTGTGACTACTGAAAGAGCAGAAATCGCAATTAAAACACTCGACATTGTTGAGTCAGAAAACAAAAAACTTATTGCAAGAGTGAAAGAGTTGGAATTTGACTGTGCCGAATTGGTAAAAGAAAATGCTAACTTGAGTGAGCGAGTTAAGAAACTCGCAATGCGTCAGCCGTCATGGCCAAAGGGGTTTCGCCCACAAGGTCGTAGGTTTGACAACAGGAAAGAACAGCGATAATTAAAATGTGGGGTTATAGCTCAGTTGGGAGAGCGTCTGGTTTGCATCCAGAAGGTCGTGGGTTCGATTCCCTCTAACTCCACCACTTTTACCGCCGGTATAGTTAAACGGTATAACAGTTGCCTTGTAAGCATCAATTCTAGGTTCGATTCCTTGTACCGGCACCAATTTTGAAAAGGACATATTATGGGAACTAAAGTATTAACACTTACATTAATTGCACCAAACAGAAAACCGCCTAATAGTAATGTGCGGTGGTTTGCACTTGTACTTGCACTCATGAGTGTCATTTTTCTTGCATCGGGAAGTGTTGCTTCTCAATGGATAGGTTGGTCGTTGTCTGTGGTTGCTTGTGTGTTTTGGGCAAATTTTGCAAGGTTGGATAAAGATACTCCAAGAATGTTAATGGAGCTATTCTATCTTGGTGCATCTATTTGGGGAATATACAATTGGATATAGAAGTAGAACTTAAAGATAATATGGGAAGTGACTTGACTGTTGTTAATGCAGCTCGAGTATCTTTTGATAAAGAATCTACATGGGATGAAATTACACCAGCTGGTCAAGTTGAAGGCCTTCTTAGTTATAGCGATGAACGACTTATAAGCTATCTTGCAAAACATAATCATTGGAGTCCATTCGGTCATGCGTCTATGCAGTTTAGAATTAAAGCTCCTGTGTTTGTTGCAAGACAATTAGTTAAACATCAAATTGGTTTAACGTGGAACGAGGTATCTAGACGATATGTCAGTAACGACCCATCAATTTATTATCCCGATACATGGAGAGCAGCTGCATCAGATAAGAAACAAGGTTCTGATGAGGAAAAAACTGTAGAGTGGATTAAGGACAGTTATCCTGATGATGAGGACAGAAAAGTTAGCGCTGTGTACAATAAAGCTGTTGAACACACAGTTAAAGCTTATGATATGTTAATTGAGGGTGGTGTTGCACCAGAACAAGCACGAATGGTTTTACCTCAGTCTATGTTTACAGAATGGTATTGGTCTGGAACACTTTATGCATTTGCAAGAGTATGTAACCTAAGATGCAAACCAGATGCACAATATGAAACAAGAATGGTTACAAATAAAATTGACAAGGTTGCACAGGATATGTTTCCTGTTAGTTGGGAGTGTTTAAGAACATGAAATCTTTAGTTATTGGCAATGGAGAATCACGTTCGTGGTTTAATCCAAGTGAAAACAATATTGGTTCAGACGAAGTTAAAACGTGGGGTTGCAATGCAATTTATCGTGACGGTGTAGTAGACAATCTTGTTGCAGTTGATTACGGAATACAACAAGAAATTGTTAAATCTGAGTATCCACTTGAAAATAAATGTTGGTTTACAAACTGGTCTGTTGTTCCAGATTTTGTAGCAGACACAATGTTTATGGGGTACAACATACCCGAATCTTTTATTCATTATAGTGGAGATGGCCTAACTGGTAAATGTGTTATCTCAGGCAAAGACCCAGCTACTTTGCAAGAAAAAATTAATACAGCTATGCACATGAATCCAGACTTAGATGCAGATGACCTCCGTATGAAAATGGAAAAGGACTCTGGTGTTTGGATTACCTATGTTACTGGTGAAGAAAGAATTTGTCCTGTTGGAGAATACTTGGGTGGTTGGTCTGCTGGCAATTCTGCATTACATTTAGCATGTGACCCACCTATGCACGAAACACTAGGTAGATTTCCTATTAAACCAGATGAAGTATACATAATTGGATATGACCTATCGGCATATGATAAACCACTAAATAATATGTACAAGGGTACAGACAACTATCTTCCAGCAAACGCAAAAGGATTTAGTTCAGTAAATTGGGGTAAACAATTAAAACAAGTTTTTACTGATTTCCCTGATACTACTTTTTATTGGGTTGATGCAACAGAAGAGGGCAAGACGTTAGCAGATGCATTTTATTTAAAAAATGTAAAATATATTACTAGAAATGAATTGTGTGAGGAGTTAAAAATAACATGAGTGGAGTTCCTATATTCCCAACTGGAATTGTAAAACAGTATAACAGCCCAATACCATTTGTTGAAACAATTGATTTACAACAATTTTCATATGAAACATTTAAAGGTTCAACAAAATTAAGAACTGCAAAATTTCAAAACATATTGCTTGACCCAGCACTAAAGGACATTGCAACATGGATTAAAATGCAAGCAAAAGACTATCTAGATAACGAACTTGGTCTAGAGTATGAAGAATTTTTCTTTTCAGAAAGTTGGTTAAACATTAGTGGTAAGGGTGGTGAACAAGGAATACACAATCACTCTAACTCAATCATTAGTGGAACATATTATTTAAAGT